AAATAACAGGAAGGCACAAATGACAAGTGCTTATGGAAAGACTAAAAGATTTAATTGCTAAAAACTACGAGAACAACAAAGTAGAGAATAGCAACAAAATTCTAAACAAAGCTAGAAAAGAAGTTGATATCAATGGCAACGGAACTTCAGGCTATGTTATTAAAGAAGGCTCTCAAAAAGGTAGAGTCTTAAAACACATTATGATTCCAACTAAAAATTTATGAATATAGATATTAAATGATTAAAAAACTAAAACTTATTATCTGCAAACTATTCAATATTAAAATGTGCAAATGTGAAAGACCCACTCCACAAAATCCTAACAAAAAATTTAACCCTTTTCACTTCATGCTATAATGGCGAAAAAAGGAAATATATATGGTGCAGTTATTACCTATACCAAGAGATACAAAGGAACTTCTATTGGGACTAAGCCTATTACCTCTACTATGAACAAGAATAAGCGAAAAGGTAGATCAAGAAAACAAATAAGGGACTCGGCTAAAAGAGGTCAAGGCAGACCTAGATAATTGACAAAATAAACAAATACAACTAATAGAACTCTATGGCTAAACAATCATCTACAGAAGTTAAACTTCAATTCATTTGTGAAAAAATTTCTAAATTAGAAAAAGGACAAGATGAATTATTTTCTCAGATCAATAGAGGCAAGGGAGCAGTATTTGTTCTGCTGGTAATAGCTGGTTTAGTTAGTGGGTTTTATAATTATTTTAAATAATGTCTAAGCATAAAAAAATCCTCGTGATTTCAGATTTGCATTTTCCTTTTGCTCATAAAAATTGGCATGGGTTTCTTTCTAAACTAAAATCTAAATATAAACCTGATACTGTAATTTGTATTGGAGATGAAATGGACTTTCATTCTATAAATGTGAGTCATAACATTGACCCTGATTTACCTAGTCCAAAAGACGAATTGGAGTTAGGTAAAAAAGATATTCAAAAATTACATAAATTATTTCCTAAAATGGTTTTGTTAGAATCTAATCATGGCTCTATGGTTTTGAGAAGGGCAATGGCTAAAGGAATGACAAGTAGTTTTATTAAATCATACAATCAAATATTAGAAGTTGGAAATGGTTGGGAATGGAAAGAAAAACATTTTATTAATACAGATAAAGGTAGGATTCTTTTTGGACATCAATTTAGTCCTGATGTAAGCAAAGCTGTGTCTCAATTTGCAGTTTCAGTAGTTCAGGGTCATTATCATACAGTCAGCGAATGTAAGTTTATAGGTAACGACTTCCATTTAAACTTTGGAATGTCCGTAGGTTGTTTAATTGATAAAGATGCTCTTAGCATGAAATACATGAGATTAAATTTAAAAAAACCCGTTTTATCTTGTGGACTTATAACTGATGGTATGCCACACATTACACCCATGTATTTGAAACGTGATGGCTCTTGGGATAACAATATTTATATATGAAATTATCAGCAAACTTCACACTAGAAGAATTAACTAAAAGCCAAATAGCTTCAAGAAAAGGAATACCTAATAATCCTAACGCATCTCAAATAGATAATCTTAAATCTTTATGTACCAATGTATTACAACCAATTCGTTCTCATTTTGGAAAACCAGTAACTATTTCTTCAGGATTTAGATCAGGAGAACTCTGTATTGCTATTGGTTCAAAAATTACTTCCCAACACACTCAAGGACAAGCGGTAGATTTTGAAATACTAGGAATGGACAACAAAGAACTTGCCGACTGGATTATTAGTAACATTGAATCGTATGACCAACTGATCTTAGAATTTTACGAGGGTGGTAATAGTGGTTGGATTCATATTTCTTATGTCAATGAAAAGAAGAATAGAAAAATTAATGGAAAAGCAATTAGAGATGAAGATACTCAGAAAACAACTTACATACCTTACTAATGACAAACCCAGCTTTATTTAAAAATATAATTGAATCTCCTAAAGATACTCAGGTGGGTGGTTCGCATTATAAAGACCAAAAAATACAGGTGTCAGATTACATCTATGAAAACAACTTGAATTGGTATCAAGGCAATGCTATCAAATATATTAGTAGGTATAATATAAAATCTAGCAATACTTCTATTGAAGTCCAAGATTTAAAAAAGGCTATTCATTATATACAACTACTAATTGAAAAAGTAGAAGGAAAGTAATTTTAAGGCATTTTAAGGCTAAACAAATAGCTTTCCTATAGATTGATAAGGCAAGGATATCAAATCATTAAATAAAGGGTTAATTTGACAGTCTTAGAGGCTGTTAAGAACAAAGGTAGTACGCATATGTGGTGGAATTTAGCAAGTTTAGCAATTAAAGCTGGAACTGATGTTTATAAGAACAAAAAGGCAACAGAAGTTGTTATGAGTGAAGCAAGACTTCTAACTGCTGAAAAAATGAAAAGAGGAGAAATAGAATTAACTACTGCTGTAAATGATAATCAGCAAACAGGTTATAAAGATGAGGTTGTACTTGCGATTGTAATACTTCCTATCTTGGTAATTTCTTATTCAGTATTTTCAGGCTCTCCAGATGCTAAAGAAAAATTGGATCTATTCTTCTTGTACTTTAACAATTTACCCGATTGGTATGTTTGGCTAACTGTTGGAATCTTTGGTTCTATTTACGGGTTGAAGCCTAGTTTGGATTTGTTTAAGAAGAAATAATGAATTATGTTTTGGTTACTGTATTTATTAGTTACATAGATAAAAAAACAGATCAACAAGAAGTTACTTACACAAAAGTTGAAGACACTTACCCAAATTTAATTGTTACTAATAATTTAATAGGCACTTTGAATAGCACAGATAAATATAAAATAACTGGAATAGAATATGACTTAGAGTCTGTTAATTTTAAAAAAATTAATAAAAATGTCGTGAATACTTGGCATTAACCCTGAAAACCATAATAAACAATAATCAAAGCAAAACCCACACAAACATATATTTTAGTTACAGGGTCAAGATAACTAATGCTTTGCAATAAATTAAAAATAGAGTTTTTAAGAATCCATAAAATCATTACAATAATAAAGGCATAGCTAACGGCAGTTAATATTTTAGTCATTTGGTTTCCTTCCGTTGTTTTGTTTGTACAATACATAATATAGATATTATATAATATAGCAATATCTTATAAGGGGAGAATATAGTATTTGTTGCCTTCGTGGTACGAATCAAGCTTAGATTTTGGTAATAGTTCCATTATTTGAGATATGGTTTTAATAACCATTTTATCATTAAAGCAAAAGCAAATATAATATTGAGTATATTTAATATCGCACATAGTTGATTCCCATGCACAGTATTTTTTTAAATCTCGTATCTTGATTTTATTACTTGCTTTAATTTCTGCATAGAATTGCTTATTATTTCCGTAACAAAAATAATCAGGCTGAGCAACCATAAGACCAAGCTTAGACCAGTGTGGGATAGGACTCTCAAACAAGTTTTCATCTGCGTTGAGTAATAGCTTTTTAAAAGAAAGTTTTTTACTTCTACAATAATCTTCAAACCTTTTTTCAGCAAACTTGGGGTCATAGTTTTTAACTCGTTCATGGTAACTCTCCTTGTTTAAAGTTCCCTTACTAAATATCTTTTTTTCCATAATCCTTCACACTATAAGTTCTGATTTGTTGTTGTAAATATTTAACTCTTAATTCTAGTATTTCTTTTTGTTCTTTCAGGACTAGATTCTCATTAGTCAGTTCCTCAATGAGTCGTTCGTTTATTTGCTTATGTGTTTCTGACATGAAATCCAACTTCTCATATAATCTAATTTAGAAATTAAGTTTGCATAGTTTGATTTTGCTTTACTATATTTTCTTTCACCTTCAATGACTCCATCTATTAAAATTTTATAGTTGCTGTCTGAAATCGCATGAGATTTGGCTTCTGCCATACTACAGTTCTTTTCCATTTTAACAGTTAAAGTTAATTGTTCTTGGGCAATTTTTTTATGTTCTTCTAGTCTACGGTAATCGTATTGGGCATCTGCTACTGCATCAGAAGCAGTATCAAGTTCTTCTTTTATTTCTTCAGGGGTCTTTAAAATTGAGTCAAAATATTCCATATAGCCTTCTCCTTTTTTTACTGGTTATGTACTAACAATTAACTAAATAATTGTTCGTCTAGTTTCTGCCTTTGGAATGAAAGCGATTTTGCTTGTTCCAAATACTTTCTACTTTTATGTAGAAGATTGAAGCCTATTCTATATTTTTTCTCTTCCTTTAGTCTTAGCTTCTGCAGAGTTTTGATGTCTTTGTTCATCATTCTCCTTTGTTATGAGAGTTCTTTCAATTTTAATAGAACTCACTTTAACTTCTTTAAATGTTCCGTCTAGTCCACTTAAAGCCTTTTCTTCTGAGTCATATTCTGAAATATATTCAAAAAAACATGACCCAGTTACTTTTTTTATAATCATTATATTATTTTTGTATTCTTTGCAATAGTTGGAAACCCCAGCTAAAAACCAAGATAAACGAAAGGGACTTGGGAAAAAAAGCTGGGGTTAAATTCATATTAAAATTCAGATTCAAATACAGTTTTCATTTCTTTTATGAAATTTTGTATTGATTGTCTATCACATTTTAATTGTCCTGATTCCAAACTACTTTTGCATAAAGCTGTCGCAAAAATCTGCATTGATTTCTTATCAACTGTTTTAGACACATTCGCACCATAATTGAAGTTGCTCGGACTATTATCTACCACTTTGTTATTTGCAAAATGGTCTGGTTCATAATTTCTCAAATTATCATCATAAACAGGTATTTCCTCTGCTGGTGCTGTACCATCTTGAGGTATAACCTGAATCTTTGGCTTCTTAGTAGTGTAATCAGATTCAATGTAAGGCTTACCAGTTTTCTTACTTACACCATAATCAAAAGAAACATTATCTCCTTGTTTAACTCCAATATCAAGATTTGTATAACAGACAAATTCTTCATCTCCCATCATTACCTTCCATGACGGATATTTAGATGGCTGATTTTGGTAGGTTCTATTGTCAAAACAATTACTGATTATTCCTGTTTTATTAGTCATTATTTTTTACTCCTTTTTTTTGGGTTTAGAAACTGGTGCATTTTTAAACAAGCCAGTGCAGTTTCATCACAAGACTCATTAATTTCAAAGGCTTTAATATTAAGCTTACCTTCTTTGGTAGCATTAACTATAACACCTTCTTCAATCTCATATCCAAACATTTCACAGATTCCAATTTTATATAGATAAATTTGTACATACATTGAATCACGAATCCCTGATGAGGTCTTCCAATCGTAAATAATATATTTGCCAGTTTTTTTATTCTTAAACAAAGCATCTACTGTTCCACAAAATTTATGAACCCTAGATAAGACTCTAAATTCAGTAGCTACAATTTCAATATCTTCCTGAGCATCAAACCATTCTTTAAACTTACTAAACGACTTAATCATTTGTGGATTATGCATCTCAGGAACAATTCCTTTATGTATGTATTCTTCTATAGCATCGTGAATTAATGTACCAACATTTCCAGCAGATACCATAAACTCATTGGGTGCTTTTTTAATCTTATCATACAATTCTATTAACTGAATTTCATCATAAGACCTACCAGCTTTAACTAATGCTTTAAACTTCTCTGCACACATTTTAGCAGACCACAAACCAATTACATTTGCTGGAGTAAGTAGTTTAGTAATGTTAGTAGCTGAAACTATTTCATTTTCATTCCAGTAGTATTTGTGAGGTACAGTATCAAAGTATAATAGTTCGGTAGAACCATCATTATATTCTAATTTATTTTCAATCATTTTTTCCCTTCCTGATTCGTTTTTTTATATAGTTATTATACTAATTACAAAATATATTAAAGCATAAAATACAATTAATCCTAACATGATTTTAAAGATTATTTTGTTGCACATTTTCTTTAATCAGCTTTGTAAAGTTTTGATTTTCTATTAAACTTTGGTCAAAGAAAATTTCCATCGGAACTTCAAAGAACTTAGATAACTTATATAGTTTTTCCCCTGAAAGTCCGTTAGTACCTTTTTCGTACTTTTGGATTTGTTGGAACGTAATGTTTAAATTCCTAGCCAATTCTTCTTGTCGGATATATCTCATTACTGTTTTATTTTTTTTATTCTTAACTTCCTTAAATGTTCTAGTTCTTAAAAACCTAAGATTTTTTCCTATTTGTTTTCTGATTTCTAAATCGTTCATTATAGTTTCCCCCATTTTTGTTGATAGTCAATTATAGCTTCTGCTTTACAATCTGCAGGAATAGAATTGTCTAAACAATACTGATTCAATTCCAGTCGTTCTTTTTCTTTTGCTTGTTGGAAGTTCTGCCTATCCAAGTCTTGTTCTGTCATCATTGCCTTCTCCTATTTGTTTAATACTGAGAATCCTCTACCTTCAAGGCAGTTCACAGTAAATTGTTTATACTTATCTTCAGCTTTAGGCGATAACCATAAAAGCTTTGGTCTAAGTAATATGTTGTAAGTTTTTTTAGATACTTCTAACGCTGGATTCGTATTAGCTTTTGCCTGATATTCACAACTTTGCAAATCGTCAGTAAGTTCGTCTGCTCTTGAAACATCAAAAGTACCTGAACGACCTTTAGTATCTACTATAGGTTTATATGTTGTACAGTTAGTCAGTGCTATCGTCAGTAGCAATGCTGACAACATTGTCGTTTTCTTTATCCTTCTCATTTTGTTTTTTTCCCTTCGTTTGTTTTTTTGTTTTAGTTTTTATTTCTGCTTCATATCTCGCCAAAAGCTTTTTCATTACATTTGGTTTAGAACTAAAGTAGTGCGTTACGATTGAAATTAGTTCATCTGTTCTGTCTTCTGATAGAAGTTTATCCATGTGGATTTTTGCAAAAATTCTTTCATTTATATTTTGTACCATTTTGTTCCTTGTTCTATGTGTTTTATAGCTTGTTTATAAAATAAATCAAACTCATTGGTTGAAACATTATATTCTTTTGCAAGATCAAACAACATATTATTTTTAGTTTCTCCCCACATTATTTCAGAGATCATTCTGTTAACTATAAGTTGATCCCTGTTTATTTCTTCTTTTAGTTTTAACTCTTGCTCTCTATTTACTTGTTCTGCCTCTAAAAAGCTTTTATTTAGATCGTTTTGCATTTTCCACCTCCTTTATTAAAGTTAGTCTTGTAAATAAATTTCTTACTTTATAATCAATATTACCATGATAAATAGTTTCTGCTTCAGCCATATAATCTCTCATAATACGATACATGACCTCTACTTCAGTATCTGTAAATTGAGTTTTCATTTTTCCCACCCAAAGATTAATCCTAAAATTGAGTACCCAAATATTACTAAAGCTAATAATCCACCTACAATTAATACTGCCATTATTTTTCTCCTTTTTTGTTTTTGTTTTTCATGCCTATTTTATATAGAAGTTATATGCAAAATACAATATAACAATCCCCTTAAAAGTGTTTAAATATATAAAAAGAATATAATAAAATCAATGGCTTATTATGTTGCTACTTTGTTCTTTGTAATATATAGGAGAAATTGTAGCCTTTTTGAGTGCCTTCCCTCAGATTGGCTACGCTATATGCTTATTCC